GGGTGAACCAGATAGATGACAGACATTAAGCACCTTTTTCATCTTCGGACGCTTCAAGCCGATTAATCAGCATACTATACGCCGCGATTGTGGCTTGAGCCTGAAGTATAAAGGTTTTAGCTTTATCTACTTCAGACTCAAGGTCACTGATTTCCGAAAGAAGAAATTCTTTCGTTATTTGCATTAGGCGTCCGACACCATGATATAGTACGGAGTGCCGTCGTCGGCCACAATCTTAATCTTGTGCGACAGTGCAGCACTGCCTTTCACTGCCACCATTGCGGCAGGCACGTTCATCAGATTGGCAATCGTACCTGCGCCAGAGTTGGTAAAACGCAAGAACGATGCGCCAGCCCAACCAGCCACATTTGGAATGTCGCTATCGACCTGAATGGCAGCTAAAGTACCGCCAGGCGTTGTAGAAGTTCCGCCGATGGTTGCACGAAGCGCGTTAGCAGCACCGGAGATAGAACCGCCGGTATTGACCGAAGTAGAGATGTGCGCGCCGTTGATCGTACCGCCCGTTGCGGCGTTAGCGCCGGTCACGACCGAAAAGGCACGAATAGTTTCGCCCGCACCCGTCGAGGTAAAGGTCAAACGCGAGTAAGCTAGACGAGTGTCACCCGAAGTAGCCGACGTAGTTGCGTAGCTGCCGTTCAAAACGCCTGCTGACGCAATTTCAATAGGAGCGCCTGCTGAACCGACCTGAACACTGTCCAGCATTGGATCGGCGTATGCAACACCGATAGGTTTGTTATTCGCCATGAGATAACTCCTTAATTAATTCCATAAGAAGATAAGGTTGCCCCGACCGAAGCCGGGGCAAACCGATTAGCCAGCGATGCGGTACAGATTGTACGTTGCGTCGCCGGTCTTGACCGCGCGGAACAGGACGCTCTTAGATGCGACACCCGTACCGACGCCAACCAGCGTCCAGCCCGTACCAACCGTAATGGTCGGGACGCCCGTGCTGGTTGCGATCAGCGAGATGTCAAACGACGAGCCAACGCGGGCGCTGCTGAAATCAGCGTCCGTAAGCGCAGCCGTTGGCAGCACAAGGTTGGCAGTGCTTGACGACGTGTAAACGACAAGGCCACCGGCCAGATCAAGCGTCGTCAGGGTCACACCCGCAGTGTACGCGGTCGGGATAGCCGAAGGCGCAAACAGAATTTCATTAGCGTTGCCATCGCCGACCTGATAACCGCCAGCGCCATTGGGAATTGCCATAGTATATTCCTTTCAAAAAAAAGTGGCCCCCAGCGAACCGGGGGCCGATTAGGTTAGCCCCAGACGCGGCAAGCCATCTGCGGACGGATCGTGCTGAAGCCGTACAGAACGTCAATACGGCAAGGCATACGGTCATTGTTGATGTCGTACTGACGAACAATGCGCAGGCTGATGCCGTTGTGAACCTGACGCGAGGCCATATCGACGCCCTGCGGAAGCAGGAGATCGGCGGTGGCAAAGGTGATCGCGTCCTTGTGGTACACAAGGTTCTGGGCGTACTGCGACGAAGCCGCGCCGACAAACACAACTGCCTTAGCGTTAGCAGGCAGAGTGTTGACAGTGGCGAGTGCATGCGCAGCCGAGTAGATCGCGGCCACGGTCACGGTAGCAGTCGTGGTCGATGTCGAAGACGACAGCGCAACGAACTGGAACAGCGAGCCGGTGCTTTCACGGGTCTGCGGGTTGACGGCAAAGCAGTCAGCAATCGTGAACACATCGCCGGGGAGGATGGTTTCACCCGAACCAACAGTCAGCGTCAGCGTGGTAGCGCCTTCCGACGTTACGGCAGCGCCGGTAACCGTGCCTGTAGCGGCGCGGGTGCCGGTGGTGAACTGCTTGATCGACTGCGACATATTGATTTCGTCGAAGCCAAGCACGCCCGTACCCATCATGCCGTTCTTGAACTGCTTGCTGATGGTGTCGGTCGGATTAAACAGACCCTTCATGCCTTCAACCAAGCCAGCGTTTGCTGCCGGGTTGACCGTCGCGTAGCGCGGCGACATGACAGCAGCGTTCTCGTTCAGCTTCTGCTGGGCCTGGAGCAACACCAGCGACGTGGCTGGGGTCGTGCCGGGGGTACCAACCGAGTTACCGATGGTCTTGAACGCATTAGCAACGTCAGCGTCGATGCTCGAAGCAAGCTGCGAGATACGCGGCTTGAGAACACGTTCAGCGAAATCGTCAAGCTGCATCGTCAGTTCAGCGGTCGTAAAGTTCACGCCGATGTGCTTCTGGTTGGCGACTGCCAGCGTGGTGAACTGCTCGTTGTCGTCCTGCACCTGGAGGGCAGCGCCGTCCGTGACAAGAGCGCGATCCGGCAGACGGATACGCAGGGTGGAGCCAATCTTCGCGCCTTCAACGGCAAACGAATCGTCGTACTGGCGGTTGACGTTGCGGGTAAGCACGAGGTTGTTCTCCAGGATTTCCAGAGCCTTCCGCGTGATCATGTCGATAGTAAGGATCGAGTTAGACATAGATTTATTCCTAAGTTAGCGGTTGCGTTGTGCCTCGTACTTCTTGATCTGCCGCAGCCTTTCCGCTTCGATCCATTGCGACGTACTCATTGATTTTGTCGAACGAGGGTCGGTGGTATCGTATGTGGGCGCGTTACCCGCGCGGGCAGTGACAGGTGCAATCGGTGCCGGGGCGGTTGAAGTCTTTCTAACCGGCGGGCTTGAGGCCATACCGGCTTCAAGTTTTCCGATCTCTTTTGCCTGCAAGATGGGAGACAGTCGGGCAATGCGATCCGCTTCCTTGGGGTTCGAGCCGAGATAGTAGAGTACGTCTGGGCCGTTGTCCGAGGCTTGGATGCTTTGCGCCATCGCTTCCGTGATGGACAGCTTGGGGTTGTAGGCGACCTGTTCAAAGTCGTCGTACCGATCCCGCGCCGCTTCCTCACGGTCGTGGTAATGTTCGAGCAAATCCTGATGCTGCCTGGCGGTCTCCCGTCTGGCAAGCAACTCCTCCGCCTTATACTCCGCCAAAGCGTCAGCATAATCCTCGTAGGTGTTGAACTGGTCTGGGCTAAGATCAGACTGCGGTGTTGCCACCGGTCGCTGCGCTTGAACCGTTTCCAGCCTTTGGGCTTGCTCGCGTTCCCACTTGCGCTGTTCTCTTGCAAGTCGCTTACCGACAATCGCATCAAGTTCCTCTTGCGAGAAAGTCTTGGATGCTTCCTGCTCGGCAGGCGTTTCCGGCGTCGTGTTTTCTACAGGCTGGAGTGCTGCCGTGGCTTCCAGTTCTGGCGCGGAGGCATCCGCTACGTCAGGAACATTTTCGTCCATGTTTAACTCCTAAGAGTTCCTGGTGAGCCTCACCAGTACGGTCATCAGCCAGCGTACAACATCTGTTGCACGCTGGCAATTCGGTTATGCGCACAACTCTCGGCATTCAACCCATCCGGTATCGACCAACCGCCAACCTCGAACGGTGTAAAACGCCCCAACAATCGGCGCGGCGGCGGCGGTGCGAACTGGCAAAATTAACTTGACAAACTCGTTTTTGGTTGCCGCAAAGACCGGCGTATTGACGCCGCCGTCTGTGCCGCTGATAAACACAAGTGCAGTATCGTCGCAGTCAATAAACCGCAAGCTATCGGCAATGCCGCCCTGCTGTCCCGCCGTGCCAAGCGCAAACCCACCACTGGCAAATGTCTGCCCTCGTATTGTCACGCCGTCGCCAATTGCAAACGTGCTATTGTCTATATTAATCGCCCTGCTTGTGAACGGCCCTACAATATCAACGCCGGTAATGATGCCTTTGCCAGAAACACCCGCCGCATCTATGCCGGTAATAACGGCCTTAATTTTCGACGTGCCACCAATGAGCGGGCGCGGTAGGTTGTAAAGCGTTTCGTTCGTAAAAATGCGGATGCCATAAGATGCCGAAACCGCCGACAGAATATTGACACCGGTAACAACTAGATCAACAAAACCGCCGCTATCAAACAGCGAAACAAAAATGCCGTTTTTGCACTCCGACGCCATAAAACCGCGCACATCGACATTTGGCGCGATGGCGTTGGCACCGACGAGCCGCAGCCCCGCGCCAAAACCGATTGAGCCGCTTACAGTGCCGCAACTTTGCGCGCTGTTATTTTGAAACAATGCGCGCTTAGTTGTTTGCGAGGCGCTGGGAATAAAGTAAAAGCCGTCCGCGTTTGCCAGCGTGACAGTATTGTTGCTGCAAGTGAAATCGGTTGCGCCAAGGATACATATACCGCCCTTGGGAAGTGAGGCGTTCAAAACATCGGTAACCACCGAAATCGTATTGCCCAGAATTGACATACGCTCGTTTTGGCCGCGAACGTAAATGCCAATTGAGCGTGCGTTGATGATAATGTTGTCAACAATCTGGTTGTCGGTTGCTTCGCCGTCGTCGCTGTATGCGTATATCGCATAAGCGCCGCTGTCATCACTTGCGCCCGTAAGACCCGCACTGATGACGATGTTATTACGCACAATAGTTTTGCGTACCTGATGGAAAAGCAACACGCCGCTTTTAATATATTGCGCTTCCATATAGTTGTCAGCAATTAATCCGCTTTCGACGTTGCCGCCTGTTCCTTCAACACCGTAGGCCGCGACAAAAACTGCCACTTGCGCAATATTTGCGGGGGCGATGCTATTGCCGGACTTGGAAATAAACTGGCAATTTGTAACTTCATAACCTGAAATTTTGTTAGCGGGGGCGCTTGATATAAACGACACGCACCACGGCGTCTTAAAGTTTTCAAAAGCGCAATTGCGAACGCGGCAGTTATTTACATCAGTAACTGACGCATTGGTTTGTTCAAAAAAGATCGCTGCTCCATTGGTAAAACTTGTACCTTGGTTATTACCTACCATTTGCAAATCGCTGAATGTTGCCCCGACATTAACAACATGAAACATAGCTTTGACTACCGACGTACCAGTCATTGTAATGACTGATGCGCCTTCACCATAAATTGTTGCTGCTGCTGTCAGTGTTAACGGCGTCCCGGTCAGTGTTGCGCTTGCCAAGCTGTAGTTACCTGCCGGGATAAAGCCCGCAACCGGGCGTGCTGCCGCGTTAATTGCAGCGATCCACGCCTGAAAGGCCGCTGTATCTTCCGATGCCGAACCATTGCCGCAAGGCCCAAAGTCTTTGACGCTGTAAATATCTCGCAACTTGCTTTGCGCAGTACGGGCAACAGCCCCTGCATCTGCGGCAATAAAACCAACCTTAGATGTTCCAGCAGACGAGCCAAGATTATCAAACGCGGTTTGAACATTGGTCGCGGTTGTGTAGCCTGATGGAACCAACGAAATTGCAGATGCTGCTGCGCCGACTCTGACATTATCGTATGTACCAAGCAAAATGCTGGTTGAAGTCTCAACAGTAAATTTATAGCTTAATCCGTCAGTCAGCCAAATTTCGCCCCCAGGCACGCGCCCCGCGCTGTCCAACACGATAGGGTTTGCGTGCGGCGTAGCGCCCGTCGAGCTAGTGTATGTTGCCTGCGGCGTGGTTGTACCCGCCGCGTAAGTGTAAATCTTACCGCCAGACAAAATGATGCCATTGTTGTCAAGAAACTGCGCTGCTACGCCGCCTAAAGGGGAAAGACTGACCGTCATTTATTACTCCTAAGCCCACACGCGGTATGGAATTGGCGGTTTAACACTCAACGGTGTCAACGCAGCAAGCTGCTCGTCGTCAAAAGTGCCGCGCAGATTGGTATGCCAGTCGGGGTAATACTCCTCAATAGGCTCGCCTGCTTCGTCGTAGCCAATGACCTTAGTGAACGGCCCGATGTGATCGAGCGAGACGCCAGACACCGGGAAGCCCTCGTCGTTGGTGACGCCAGCCGCCAGCAGAGCGGCAGTCATCTCAGCTTCTGTAGGCGTCTTGAGATACAAGTCGATCATGCCGTGAGCGCCTGTAACTGCGCGTTGGTGAGGCGCGAGGGGTAGAAGGTAAGGGCGCGGATGTAGCCCGTGAAAGAGTTGCCGCCATCTGCGTTTGCGCAACCGATACCTATCCGATCGGGGGAAGGTAGAGTGCCTGACGTGTCGGTGCCAACTGTGCCACCGTTTGCGGAGGCAGCAAAATCGTTTGTCCGGTAGGCGTATGCAATCTTGCGGACGCTGGCATTTCCAAGCGTCATAGATCCCTGAAGTCCCGCCTGAGTGACACCAAGAACTCTGGTTTCTGCCCTCCAGCCGGGGCCATAACCAGCGGATACAAGTAAGCTATTCCCAGACGTAGGTGCTGCTGCGCTGTCAATGTCGTACACAAACGGGAAGTCGTTACCGCCCGTCGAGCCGACGCCTGTCGTGGTCGCAACAAACTGCGCCACAATCGTACCTTCGCTCTGGTTGTACCACGACGAGAAGTTCGTACCCGTCATCGACGCCACGTCAACCGTGCGGGTGACCGTGGAGGCCACGGTGGGAATGTAGCTGGTGGCGAAAGAGCCGACTTCTGATTGAGCGCCGTAAAGGTAAAAAGACGCGGTGCCATTTCCGGTATATGACGGAGTGTTGTCCGCACTTCCTGCGTTAATGCGGATAGAAGCCCCGCTACCCCCTGTTGCCGATGAAGCAGACACAACGATGCGATACCATCCGTTTCCGGCATTAACGGCAGAAAATCCTAATACCGTGCCGTTGGTAGTGCCTTGCGCTCCGGTGCTTACGTTAAACCAGATGCGATTTGCAGTGCCGGCTTTATCAACCGCAGCTACTGCAATCCATGATCGCCCTGCTGCTTTGACATAGCAAGACACGGTGAACGTAGTGCTGTCAGCTATTGTGACGGCTTGTGCTATCAGATGAGTTGAGGTTGCCGTGTCTTCTACAAAAGCATCGGCATTAACCGTGCCGTCCGGCGAAGTAACCGCATTGGCGGTTATGGTCATGTTTGTTTTAGACCAAGTTGGGTCATCAAGTTGCTGCGAATACAGCGTTACGTTCACCCGCTGCTCCTCAATCAGCAGGCCGTTGGGCGCGAGCGTGACGGGGTTGTAGTCGAAGCGCGGGGCATTGATAGCTGCTGTCTGGATCAGGCCATCACTGCCGACAAACGTAGCTGTGGTGGATCGAGTGAACGTGATGCGGCTGTCTAGCGGTGCGCCGGTCAGAAAGTTCAGCGTAAGCCTGGGGACAAGCCGTCCAGAACCCGACGTAAGAAACGTCGAAGCCAAAAGCCCTATGGACAGGCCGTTGCGAACGGGGATGCCAAAGCTCATCGAATGTTGATCGGCTTTGCGTACATCGTGCCGCCGGCGCTGATCTGGATCGCGCTGACGCGCCACACGCCGCCGGTTCCTTCCGGGACGGTGATCGGCACGGGCGTGTACGCAGGCAACGGCGTGGCTGCGGACGTGGCCGTCACACCATTACCGACCAGAATGTACGCATCTGACGTACACCAGACCAGCACCCCCTGCGGGCCAGCGTTCCAGCCGGTCACAGACCCTGCGGTTCCTGTGTAGGCTACGCTTTGCGTGGCAAAACTAGCATCATTAAGAGGGCGAAGCAGTTCCATAGTCAGTCCTTACGCCAAGAATTTCAGCTTATAGAGCGTCGAATAATACAACCCAAAAATCTCATCAATGATGTTTTGAAGCGGGGTGCATTCCTTATCGACGACCTTATAGCGCATTTCCATAAGGTCGTCCACTTGACCCTCCAAAAAGTCAACCACGTTGTTGGTCTTTTTGGCCGACATGAGCGAGATAGGGCCAATCAGCCCGTATTTGCCCTGATAGGCCTCTGCAAACTTGTCCGCCAGGTCAATAACACCGTCGTAAAACTCGTTCAAAGCGATGTGTTTGGCGTAGCTGCGGGTGTTCAGGTGCGCAGAATGGGCTACATCCCGCGCCAGAAACAGCATACCTACAAAATCGGCGCAGCCAGCCATTACATCATTCCTTCGGGGGGTTGTTCAGGTGCCATTTCGGGCATTTGAGGCTCCATAGCCCCCATTTCGGGCATTTCTGCGGGCTCAGGCTGCTCCATGCTGGGCATTTCGCGCATTTCAGGTGCGCCTCCAATCAGATCGCCGGTATCCATAGCCGCAGCAATGGTACCCATCACGATGTCTTGGATTTGCTCGGGCGACATACTGTTCTGCACGGCGCTGATACGCTTTGTTTCGGCGTCGTAGGCGTCTACCTGAGCCTTGTACTCCTTGATGTCCACCTCGCGCTGGGCAACGCTGTCCTGCACGTTCTGGATGATGTCCGTCATGCGGTTCATCTCCTGCGTCATGGCTTCCATCTGCTGTGCAGCAGCAGCCATCTCGGGCGATTGATCGCCTTCCGACAGAACCTTCGGGTCAAGAATCTTCTTGAACCGCTCGGCCATTTCTTGAGCGCCTGGCCAATCCATGTTCTTGATGAACAGATCGCCAGCAACCGACCAAAGCTGCGGGTTGGTCTGCAAAATCTGGCTCATGGCATCCAAGGCTTCTTGACGCTTGGTCATGTAGCCCGGGCCAGTCGTAACCATCACGTCGTAGGTGCCAACGCTGGGGTTGTAGATTTTCTCAATCATCCCGCCGTTCTGGTCACGAATTTCCTTGACAGGCTCAGGCTGGGCGGGGTTGAACTTGACCATGCTGACTTCGCCGTCAATGCCAATGATGCGGGCGATGCGCTGCGTGTCGTAAATCTTGGGGATCATATCGACGATCTGCCGAGTGATGTGGCGAATCGCGCGGGCCAGGTTATCGACGTAGTGGTAGGTGCCAACATCGCCC